TCAATTGCAGCAGGGAGGATGCGAGCAATCTCAACATGAGGGTTGCCGGTTAAGAACTCTTTGGTCTGGTGCAAGGACTTTCGATGAGAGAAACTGATAAACCCCTGCAGATGAGGAGTACCAGTGTCACCAACCTCTCGGCCATAGACAAGATATTTAACCCCTCCACGAGCAAAGTGCGAAGCATAGACAACCAGTCGTTCAGCGTCATAGTTGTTCAAGGTGAAGCACCAGTTCTTGGCTTTCGACATGCTTGGAGTTACGACTTGTGTGGTCGTCGTCGACCCCGCTCACGCGGGGATCTCCTCCTCCAATTTCGACTTGAGTACAAAAATCGCGTGTCTCGAACACAAAAGAATTCGCAGTCGTGTATGGAACGCTAAAGAACACACGTTTAGGAACACGAAAGAACTAATTAAGATACGCTTTATGGAATCTACGAGACCGTGGATTCCACGGTCCTCTCACTTTTTTCGTCTTTCCGGCACCAATACCAATAAAAGCATCAAACGGTTGGGTCTGGCGATAGTTCGTAAACCCACGCCGGCCGCGCTTAGCAAGTATCATCGCGCCATCTACACCAACCTTCCGCTTCCGAAATGTCATATCCGACACTACTGCAGCGCCCCGAGAATGTCCTAGAACCGCATCAACATCGTTCCGCTTTGCAACGGAATCGAGATAGGATGCATGCTTTCGCCTTGCTCGTAGAGAGAGCTCTTGAGGCGCAGATAAACCGAGGACGCCGGCGACGCCGCGAGGAAGGACTTCAAGGGCATTTGAGAGCCATTCGCGCCCGTACCCTTTCAGATTAGTTCCACGGACATACATCTCGTTCTTTCGCGAGATTGGATTCTTACGAATAGCGTAACCATCTTTATTAGCATATGCAGATTCAAAGCCTTTTTCTAACTCATAATCTGCAAACTTAGAACCATAAGTGACAGCTTCCTGGTCACGGACAGGGCCGGAACCAGATAGCCAATCATAATTGCGTTGATACGCATTGGTGAGGGTTTGAGCCCGTTCGGTTTGATTGTAAAAACTCATCCCCAACGTGCTTGTTGCAGCCGAGCCATAGGAATGAGAGCAGCAGTCGTATTGGCTGGATTATTCTGACGACTTGCTTTAATGCGAGCCATGGCGGCCATGTTTCCTCGGGCCTCCGAGTGATAACGCGTCATGAAAGAACCTTCGTCGTAAACAACCTCTTGGTTGGAAATCACATGGAGCATGAGACGGGTGGGAGAAGCCCCAGCCCTACCATGGACGCGGATGAAAACAGAGTCATAACTCTCGTTATCGAGACAAGACTGTACAAACTCTTCGTCAGTCTCCACAGTGCGAGGCATGATGTTGAATTCGTGATCATTGCCTTGCGGCATGAGGTGAAACATATAACGATGGATATCACGAAGCTTGCCCGTCACATAGGTTGGGTGTTCAACCATGTTGTTGGCTGCAACTGCTGGAAGAACTCCAGATACAGCGCTAGAGACATAAACTCCGGGAGGAATACCATCTTCTTGGGTTTGGGGGCCGAAGCCAGAATCGGCTGAGCCTTGTACACGAATGGCTTCGAACCAGCCGTCGTTTTCGTCAGAGTTGTTAACAAGGGTGATCTTCAAAGCTTGAGACACAATTCTCCATTTGTGGATGGAAGCACCAAGCTGTCCTTGCGGGAGAGCACCGCTATTAAACATTCCATGATCCCGGTAAGGCAAGCTTTGAGTAGTTGCTCCACCGGAGCCAACAGAAGTAATAGCACATCCGTTATTCAAGCCCGGAAACAGTAGGATGTCCATGTTTTCCGTAGAGTCGTTGGCAAACTCAGCAACGCTCTGAAGGCGGATACCGGTTGAGGCATAGACCTTGCCATCAGGCAACTTAGGATTAGTCGTGGCAGTAGAAAAGGGGTTATGATATACCGCGGCACAGGCAGAAACGTGACTCTTTCCTATCCGTCCTGTAGGAAGAAAGCCGCGACGACGACCATAATATCGACCAGTGCGGCGCGTATAGGTACGCCGACCAGACATCAATCGACGAGAAGTGTAACGAGGCATGTCGATGTACTACCGGGGCTTTTTATGGCACCAATACATTGATAGCGACGATGACAGCGAGCGTGGCGACGAAATGTCCAAAACGCGGACTGGAACAGAGCTAGGGCCGCCAATGCCAGAAGGACCAATAGACGACGGCGGGACACCTGACACGGAGAACGAAACGTATGACGGTTACAACCCGCCAGGTAATTTAAGGGGGTACACAACGCCTAATGCAGCGCGTGGATCGGACAGCAGTGATCCTTTGGTTACACCGTATTTGACGGCAGGTGGAAGGCGAAACTTAAGGGCTGACACAATAGCGGGGGTGCCGTCTGTAACAAGTCATGCACCAGCAGGGATTGGGTGGATTACACCAGCACAGTGGGCGGCAGCTACGTGGGATGGAACTCCATTCGACGTGACTGGTAAGACCAAAGCGCAGATATGCAACTGGGTGTTCCCCACATCAAACACGATGCGGGGGCTACGCCAATTGTACGAAGCGGCACCGCCGTTCGCAAATCCGGTCTTGCCAACAGCAAGCGAGATAGACTTGTGGAACGTCAAAGTGGTCAACCACTTCAGAGCATTATTTGGAATCCCTCCAATTCAACCATCGCTACGACTCTATGCAGAAGCACAGTGGTCAACCGAAAGGCGATGGACAAACAAATGGAACTCGTACGCAGGTAATGGAACACTCCCTTACGGGCCGTGTCCAAATACAAACCCGCATTGCGGGGCAACCTTCATACCAATTCCAGCCGATCAGTTGGGGAACACCCAGTACTTTGGAGACGCGCTGCTGCCCAGAACAACAGTACGTGAATCTACTAACGAAGCACTCGGGGGGGTCAACACTAACATTCCATGGAGTATCAAGTTGGCCAGAGCCCTCGCTGTCTTCCTCTGCTACGAGGGAGTAGTTGGGCACACAGGACCTTTCTTACGAAGACAGAAGATCGGCATGACGTTCCACGATATCGGGGATGGGACAACTCAGATAAGGTTCAAGTTCGGAGGAACTTATACTGCATTCGCAGGTAGTTAATTTAACGTGGAGGTTAAAGTATAATTTTTTAAGAGTGGGCTAGAGAGTGGGGAGGACTAGCCCAGGGTGGCTGTAATACTGTATTTAGCCACCCTGGGCCTCGAGTAGGGTTAAGGATACCCATACGTAGGATCGACGTCATCAATCTGACGTACATCCCACTGACTAAAGTCGGGTGTGGGTGTCAAAGTAGCTGTCGTTGACGCCCAAGTTGATGCAGAGGCGGATGAACGCAGCGCGGGCGCGTCGGGCGTGGACAAGCGTGAGACCTGCCCTAAGATCAGGCCTGATAGAATAAAAAGCACGATCAACGAGACGGAGAGTATCACCAGTAATGCGGCGACGATTGGACTCTTGGATGATTCGGAGTTCAATGATGCACTGGGAGGCGAGCTCATACTGGGTCAGAAGAAGAAGATCCCTAGCAAGAACAGTGCGGCGGCGAGGGCGGCGTTGACGATCCATGCTAAACTTGAATTATGTTATATCGATCCTCTGAAAGTTTTGTCATGTCAGGCGCCTCATTCATGAAAACAAACAGGTGACATTTTGGGATACGTTTCACGCGAGACTGGTACTTCGGGGAAAAGACGAAGCCGTTCTTTACTTCCTCCAAAAAGTCGTACTGGATGTACTCGCCCTGCTTCGACCTCGGGGCGTCCACAAAATAGGCACGCATCGTCGGGTCCAGGCAAAAAGCCATGTCCGCTTTCTTCCCAGGTACAATTACCTGAGCATCATCATGTTTCGAGCAATACCAGTGAGCAAACCAAGTCTTTCCAGAATTCCCAACAGAGTCAACAACAAAATGGATCGTACGGTCATCGGGCTCGGAGTCAAGAATAGCCTTTGCTTGCGTCTGCCAATCACGCAACTCATGGTCCTGAACCTCCTTCATGGGCTCATGATCCTTCACGAAGTCATGGACAAAGTTGGGATAGCGGGCGCAAACGTTGCTGTGAACCTCACGAAGCACCTTCATATCATAGCAACCTTCCTTAACAGAGTCTTTGAAACGGTCAAGCTCCGATCGCTTCCCGTCGTTAAACACCATCTCACCGTACTCCTCGTATTCCCCATCCTTCTTGCAATACTCAATTGCAGCAGGGAGGATGCGAGCAATCTCAACATGAGGGTTGCCGGTTAAGAACTCTTTGGTCTGGTGCAAGGACTTTCGATGAGAGAAACTGATAAACCCCTGCAGATGAGGAGTAC